ATTGTGTGATTTGGGGAGAGGTCTCAGACTTGGATGATTTTTATGGAGCGATGGACTTATTCCTATTCTCGTCTACAATGGAAACAAATCCTTTGGTCATAAAAGAGGCGTTGAGTTGGCAGATGCCCGTCTTGATGCGAAATCTGCCAGTGTATTGTGGAGAATATAATAACAACCCCTTAGTACAATTTATCGATGAAAATATCAACGATACAGCTAACAAGATATTGCAAGTTTTTCAACCAATGCTAGGAAGCATTTTAAGAGCATACAATGGCTAAAGCTTGTGTAGTGACAGGAGCCGCAGGATTTATTGGAAGTCACCTAGTAGACCGCCTACTTGCTGATAATTGGCTAGTGGTAGGCGTAGATGATTTGTCAACTGGCTCAATGGATAACCTTGTAAACGCGCTGAAATATCCAGCTTTTTATTTTGTAGGTCGATCAGTTACAGAACCCGAATTGCTAGATGATTTGAAAACTGAATATCCTGAACTAGATACAATTTTTCATTTGGCAGCAATTTCTAGTGTGCAGACATCGATTCTGAGTTCTAGTCGCACTATGCTAGTAAACTATGTTTCTACAGTAACATTGTTGTCCAAGGCAGAGAAATTGGGCTTTACCTCGTTTGTGTTTGCGGGATCTGCGGCTGAATATGGAAATAGCGACTCACAAGAAAAACTTGTGGAAAGCGCAGCCCATTCTGACATTCAATGGCCTTCTCCTTATGCTTTATCTAAATATCTAGCGACTGCTGCTGTAGCGGCTTCTTCTATCGGGGTTTCATTGAGATTTTTTAACGTATATGGTCCTCGGCAAAGAGGCACAGAAGATGGTGGAGTTATTGCCATTTTTACTAACAAGATTGCAAAAGGAGAGCCGTTGACTATTTATGGTGATGGAAAACAAACAAGAGATTTTTTGTATGTCTCGGATGCTGTAGAAGCCTATACTTCTGCTGTAAACCTACGAGGCATCTATAATGTAGCACGAGGAATAGGAATCTCCTTGCTTGATGTTATTGCTATATTTAATAATGCTTTAGGTGAGTCTGTGGAGGTTGTGTTTGAGCCAGAAATGCAAGGGGATATCAAGCATTCTTGTGCCGATATCAGTTCATTTGTGTCCGCTACAGGATGGACTCCGCAAGTCACGCTAACTGACGGCATCACGAGGATGATATGTACAAATCAGTTATAAGCTTTGTCGAGGACGTAAAAGCTATAAACTTAACAGCAAGGCAGATTAGGGTTGTTTTTTGTGGGAGTCAAGACCTGACATGAAGCTAGGCATAACTATTCTTAGCAAATATGACGAGCATTTGACTAGGCTGCTAGACAACCTATTTGAAATGCAGCCCGATTGGCAAAACGTGTGTGAAATTGTAGTTGGAGACGATGGACTGTCGGAAGAGTGCAAAGCTAAATATCAAGCTGTAGGTGTTAATATCTTACCGATGCCTAAGCCGTTTGTGTTTGCTAGGAACACAAATCTGTGCGTAGCCGCATTAGACAAGAACAGCGACTTGCTATTGCTTAATGACGACATAATTTTTGATACTATAGATTTTGTTCCAAAGCTAGAAGAGTTGCTCCATAGTCAGCCTGCAGAGATTAAGTATCATCCCTATGGAGCAATAGCTTTAGCAATTTCTAAAGGTAAGATTGGAAATGGCTCTCAGTTGTTGTACGCAAACAAAAGAGAAGATTACTCTATTCGCCCTCTAGGTACTATTTGTTTTGCTGCTGTTTGCATAGCACGTCGAGCTTGGGACGACACAGGGCCACTAGACGAAAGGTTTACTGGTTATGGATGTGATGACATGGATTGGTGCAGGAGAGCTAAATTACGGGGTTATAGGCTAGGGGTCACTCCGCTTGTAACTGTGCAACATGGTTTTGGAGACATCCCCGCATCTGCATCTTTTGGTAAGGTAGACGCAGATGCAGTTTATCGCTCTTGGGAATTGAATAGACAGCTATACATAGAAAAATGGGGAGACCATAGCATATAGTGAAACTTTCGCTATTATAACTGAGAGAACATGTAGGCAGGTCGCTGAAAGGTTTTCATATCGCGTCTATCTTGACGCTAAAACAGGAAGCCCCTTATGGGGAGTAATCCACAAGGAGAACAAAATGTCAGATAATCGTTCTGCGTCACCAGACACAGTAACACAGCCTCCACAACAGCCCACAGAGGTAGAACAGCTTAGGTCTCAGCTAGACCAAGTAACTCAGATGTATTTGAACAGGGGACAACTTATTGCACAACTTCATTCCGAGAAGTCGTCTCTAGAAATAAATGTTTACAATTTACAGAAAAATCTTGAACAGGCACAAAAGACGATTGATATGTTACAAGAACAATTAGCAATGAAGTCGGCACAAGTTGACGGTCCCGCATAAGCTAGTGTTGAGGCTAATTATGAAAGCCAAAACCGCAGTAATTACACATCGAATTATCTTGTCGGTAACTGAACTCGTGCCAGTTCATTTCCTGCAAACAGACGAGGAACGAATCGAACACGATATTCCTTCTGCTGATGAGTTAGGTGCAAGAAGACTCACACAATTAGGAACTGAAAACACTAACGTTGTGGACGAGTTGGCTGATATTCAGTATATGGTCAACGAGTTTGGTGGTGAAATAACAAAAATCAGTCACACAGTAGAGGACGTTACTATACAATAAAAGTCAAACAGCAAAAATTTTACTAAATCCTTAAGCGCCCCTTTTTGGGACGCTTTTTCTTTTTGTGTCGAGAATATACCTTTGATGAGAGGATTTTATAACTCTCACAATGAGGAAAGGAAAGGGAAGGGTAAAATTATGCCACAAAAAATTGTAACTTTCAGAAAAAAATCGCCTGGTTTTGTGGCTCTAAATTATGCTGGAGAGACATTTGTATTAAAAGGAGTTTCGTGTAAATCCTTTGTTGTTGACGCGAAGACGAAGAATCCCGTATTGACAAAGAGTGCGCCAGGCGTATTTGTTACCGTCGATTTGCTGCAGGCAGAGATTCCTACCACGGCAAAAACCTCCGAAACAGAAGCTGAGATGCCGCAAGCAAACGACGAAAAAACAGAGGCAGCTTCAGCAGTTTCTGAAGAGTCTGCTATAGTAACTTCAGCAGTAGAAAATAAAGAAAAGCAAGAAAGAGGAAAGGGAGCTTTGAAGCCCACATTTAAGTCGGCTTCAAAAACAAGTCACAAGAATTAACCTTATAGGGGTGAAAGATGACCACTTATAATTCTCCACAAGTAGTAATCAATGAACTAGACCAGAGTGCAGTAGCAAGCAGTGCGTTTGGTCGTCCTTATTTGATTCTTGGCGAAGCTAGTCAAGGTAGAGACGACAAGCCCATCCTGACTACTACGAAAGCAAATTTTGTTAAGATGTTCGGCTTTCAGCAACCGAGTATGCCAGGAACGTATGGTGCTATGGAGTATTTGAGTTTCGGCAACCAGTTGTATTACAAGCGCGTTACATCGACTAAGTTTGTCAAAATAGGAACAAGCGTCAACGTAAACTTCGTATCTTCGAGTGTGGTAGAAATACCCGTAACTAATTCTAGTTATTTGCTAAACTCTGCGGCACAGAAACCTATTGTAATATATCTTAAACCCATTGACAATTCTCGTGGCTTATTTAAGCTGTATATTACGGGATATGCGGGAACTGCTAATCAGTATACATACGTCTACGACTCCTATGGCGTGGACTTTGAAAATACTTTGAGCATAGGTCCTAGCTACCCGCTTACTATTGCATCAGACGTATATGTAGGGCACGCAGAGCCTGCGTTTTCGTCAAACGTTCTCTTCCCTAAAACTACCGCTACACCAGCAACTACTACACTGACTGTCAATGATGCTGAAGCTAATATGGCGACGGCTTCTTGGACATCACTTGATAACACTTTGCGTTATGTTACTGCCTACACAAATCCACTAGGCGCGTTTGGTCCAGACGCTAGCGGAGTTACAGTCACAGTTAATTCTTCTGAACCAGGTACAGACAAAGTAGTGTACCGAGTGGCTTATGCCTATAGCATTGACGGCACATTTGATAATATTACTGCACATTCGTATTTGTCACAGGGAATAAATGTAGGCCCAGTGAAAGAGAACAAGTCTACTGTTACATTCTCCAACCTTCCTGCACTCCCCGCTGGCTATAACCTTTGGGTTATTTATCGTTCTTCTGGAAATGTTACTCACTACATTGATTCGACAAATACCTTTGTGGCACTAGGCGTTAGCACTACTGGCTCTTTTACTGATGCGGTATCATATACACCTACGCTTTTAGCACGTAAACACCCCACCTCTGCTATCACTTTGGGTCTTAATGGTGTAGCTAGTAGCAAGTATGCACATCTAGTGTCTATCGATGCCCTCACTGGCAATGCAAGTTCGGAATACATTTTTGATACTTTTGCTACTAACGATACCACAGGCTCGCTTTCTAATCTCAACACTATCGTAGGTGGTTCTTCGTCTCCTCTTGCAGTCGGAGATACTCTGTATGCTGTGGTTGGTGTAACAGCCTCTCCTGTTCCTGATGCTGGAGCCTACACTTCGGACAGTCTTACTGCTCCAGTCAAAAATGGACAGTATCTAGTGTCCACGCACATCAATCCTTCTGGCACCGCGCTTTGGCGTATAGTAGGCAACGCGGCGGTCAGTCAAACTACCACACAAACTCCCATTACTGGACAGTATATGTACAAGCTAGCACTCGGTACCAAGTATTACTATTATACTCTTGCTGACTTTGATAGATATGCCGCAGTTAGCAAGGGTCGTGGAACATGGGGGAATGGGTATCAAATTTATTCCTCATTTAACCAAAACTCTTCAGAGTATGAGTTGCTAGTGTACGATTCTTCTGGTAACGCTTTAGAGCGCTGGATAAATATGTCAGAGTCTGACTTAGTGCAGGACGTAGATACATATTCATCCTACGTTAAGCTCAGCGCATTACCAGCAAGCACTAGCACAAATTTGGCGTCTTTTGCAGTCAGCTCCATTAGCAATGTTCCGGTACAATATTATGTCTCCACTCTTATTGGAGGTTATGATGGTACGTTTGATGTAGACTACACTGATTACATTGCCAATATCAGTGCCGCTAACGCCGCAGCCAAAGCCTCTGTAGATCCTGCTTATTCAGATTTGCTTGCCTCGGCGCAGGCTATCGAATCTTTTGATGGTACGCTTCCCTACGACGTGTTAGCTATTCCTGGTGTGTCATCAGTACCAGCACTAGCAACGGTAATGGACCAAGTTTGCACGGGACGTAAATTTTCTGTCTGCGTTCTTGATGTACCTGCTGGTCTTTCCCCAAATGATGCTGTCAATTACCGCTCGGCAGATTTTGGCGGAATTGATTCGTCTTATTCAGCCCTGTATTACAACTATGGAAAGATTTATGACAGCTACAATCAGGTCAATGTGTGGCTGCCGCCTACAATTGCCGCACTAAGAGCGTTGGCTGTGACTGACGCTTCAGAAGTTCCTTATGCTGGCGCTGCGGGTATGCGCAGGGGTCTTGTACCCGAATTCCTAGAACTCGAAAACTATCCTACTCTCAATGATAGGGATAATCTATACTCAGTACAAATCAACCCCATTGCCAAGATTTCTGGTACGATTACTGTGTGGGGCAACAAGACCATGCAAAAAACCGCGTCAATGCTTAGTTATTTTAGTGTTCGCAGATTGCTTGCGAGTGCTGAATTGGCGGTGCAAAATCTTGCGCTAGCTTCTGAGTTTAACCCCAATGACGCGCTTGAACGTAGGCGGCTTCTGCTTACAATTAACCCCGTTTTTGATTCTATAAAAACAAAGCGCGGTCTTTATGCATTCCGGCTTTCTGATGCTACTACTGCTGAGGACGTAGCCGCCGTACCGTCAAGAGCACATTTCGTTATCGAATTGCAGCCAGTTCCAGATATCGAAGTACAGGTGTATGATGTGATTGTTCGCTCTCCCGCACAACCACTAGCTAGCACAACAACTTTCTAGGGAAATTGAATGAAAAGGATACGTGCAATTTAGCAAAAAGGAACGGGGATTAGCGACATTATAGCACAAGGAGAAGCAAAAATGGCTATCACATTTAACAGCGAATTACAGCAACAAATGACATCAGAACTCAAAAGGCAGAACCGCTTTTGGATAGTGTTTCCTGATGTTCCTGGGGCATCTGGACGTACTCTATCCATGGCAGTTAAGGCTTCTGCTAGACCAAAGTTTGCTGTGTCTGAGCAACCCATTCATCACTTGAACACTCCGTGGTTTGTGGCAGGTAAGCCGACTTGGGAAACGTGGACATGCAATTTTTATGACTACCTGTTTGGGCCTGGAGATCGCAGGAGCGATACGTTTAATATCATGCAGTCTGTACTAGGCTGGTACAAGTTAATCTACAATCCAGGTCCTACCAACACAAACTCCCTAGCTATGGGGGCTATGGGCGCGCCATACGACTACAAGCACAATGTAGATGTGCTTATTCTAGGTCCAGATTTGGATGTTACTAATCCCGCAGAGACGTGGCATTTGTATAATGCTTGGCCAATGAGCATTGACACTGGCTCGCTTGATATGGCTTCTGACGGTGCGCCGCTTGAATTAAACGTTACTTGGCGATTTGATTATGCTAATGTTGAACCGAATGCTGGCTCCTCCTCTATAGGACGAGTATAATAGCAACTGTTAATGAGGGGGGCGGAAAAATCTCCACCCCCTCCCCCTCTTTATACTGCTTTTTCGAGTGGTGTCGTCTATGCCTACCGCTTTTGATAACATGAAAAATGAATATTTGCGGGTAAACCGTTTTGTAGCTATGTTTATCTTTACTCCTGAGCACTTTGATTCCCCCTGGTGGTTTGAGCAAAATTTAGCCGAGGTCAGCTTACCAACAGTTACGTTCGCCGCAAATGAGTGGTGGGATGGAACCGCCTTTAATAGGAGCATTAGCAAAGTGACTTTTGGCGAAAGCTCAATGAGTTTCTATATGCAGGACACTGTTACTAATCCGTTTTATGACCTAGTCAAGCGACAAGCAGAATTTACTACCTCTCAATTTCAGCCTGGACACGTCTACAATAAAGACTTGTATAGGTTCAATGTTGAGATAAGCCATCTGTCAGGCAGGGGTGAAAACTTAGGTACATGGCAATTATATAATTGCCAAATTATGTCCGCCTCAGTATCACAATTGACTTATCAGTCTGAAGGAGGAATATTGATGGGAAGTTTGACCGTGTTACCTGACAGAGTTGTGCTACCTGGGGAAATAAACAATTCTTTAGTGGCACAAAGTTCCTCGGATAATCAGTTACCAGCAAGTTCAGACTCTAACAAAAACGTAACACCAACATCGCTTGATCCAGACTACTTTGCTGGATTTGGTGGGGCTAACAATAATAATCGTAGTAGCTACGTAACAAGGGAAAACTCGCCAAATCTCAATCGTACAGATTACGTAACGGCTTGATTAGCTGCTATTTACTGTTTTCGCTATTATTAATAGGCAAACCTATAAACCACGAAGAAAGGAAAGGGTATTACGATGTCTCTATCTATCGATTACAAACCATTTGATTTACCAGGAGCTGCGTATTATAAAGCTGCAAATTTACCTGTGCCTGCCACAGTCAACCTTCGACATCTCACAGTCAGTGAGTTGCGATACTTCTCCAAAATTACTAACCTCGATTACTTTATAGACAAGATATTACAGTCCTGCCTAGAGGGAGGAGCAGCTAAATTTGATACAGACTTGTTACTGACTGGCGACCGTATCTACATGTTTTATATGATACGTGCGTTGACAGTTGGAGAAAAGTACAGTTTCGAGATAGAATGCTCTAATCCTAATTGTGGGCAAAAACTAGGTGCTTCTGCTAATCTTTTTGAATTGCCAGTTAAGAAGTTTGACGAAACGATTGGCTATCCAATACATATACATCTGCCAAAAGCCAACAAAGGAATTGATATTGCTCTTTTCAATAGGCAGATGGAAAAAGAAGTAGAAACCGAAGTGGCTAAGGCAGAGAAAGAAGCGCCAAACACAGAGCCTAATGAGCCAGTGTTCAGACTTTGGCAAATGGTCAAGAATGTTGAAGGCTTGACGCCCGTTGAAGCTCACATGTTCCTAACCCAACTTCATTATCTGGATTGGAGAGCCATTGAAAAGGTATTGACTCAAGTAACCCCTGGACTAGATTTAGACGCTACTATCAAATGCGATAAATGTATGAAGATAACCGAGTTTTCCTTCTCGCTAAGACCGAAGGAATTTTTTCTCCTCGGTGATTGAGGCTATCGACACCGAAGGTCTCGATAAGCTTGTTTTGTATGTTTGTTCTAATGCCCACTTAGGTTTAGAAGCCGTTGACAACCTCCCTGTTCAACGGCTTTTGGACTATTTTACTATACTACAACGAGAAGAACAAAAAGCCCAAGAGCAAGAACAAAGATATTTATCGGGGTTAAAAAAACAGGGAAGGGTACATGGGTTGCCAAACCCAGTAGTATTGTAATAACCAAAGAGAATATATAGGGGAGCAGGTGAACTCTTGCTCCCCCGTTTTATTTTCACGGCAATAAAATCCCCAAGGAGTAAGTCATGGCAGCACCAATAACCGCAGGACCTGGAGGCACTCCACCTGACAGGACTATCCTTGCTGTAGAATTTGAAGCCAAAAAGCTAAAAGACGCGCAAAACGATATTAAAGCGGCTACTGCGGAGCTTCAAAAGTATGGTGCTGGGCTTAAGGAATTATTCAAAGCTGGGGACGTGTGGGCTCGTAATAGACACACACAGAACGAAGAAGCACTAAAAGACCTTAAGGTGCTCGGTGTCGCGGCTAAAAAATTGGGAACTGATATGCTTATTGACTTTAGCAAAAAATCTATTGCTATGGTACAACAGCAACAAGATGCGTTTGAGCAATTCAGACGCATGACAATGATGTCTGGTCAGGAAGTTCAAAAAACTTTAATAGAGGTTTCTGCTGCTGGAGCCGCCGCCGGAGAATCAATTGAAGATGCGGCTGGTGCGGCTGTTGCCCTTCGTAAAGCTGGACTTACTCAAACAGGAAAAGACTTAGCAAAAGTAGTGGAAGCTTCAGGTAAAATGGGTCGTGTATTAGGTGTTGATGCCGCCACGTCAGCTACATATTATGCTAAAAAAATGCAGTTGTTGAATATGAGTGAAGACCAAGTAAACGCCTCAATGCAAGGTATGGTACATACTATACAAGCGTTAGGTGTCACTGGCGAAGAGGCTATGGCAGTCTTTGATAAGTTTGGTCCTAATATGCTAGCTGTTATGAGAGCCAATAGAGGAGAGACAGCAAAATTTGAAGAAGGCGTGTTATCATTAGAAGGTGAGTTCAAAAAGTTGGGCATTAGCGCTGAATTTACCCTCAACGCTATCAACAAAGCTTTAGCTCCCGCGCCAGACCAATTAAAAGATTTAGCACTTATAGCAGGGTTGACTGGAGCATCCATTGAGCAGGTTATGAATGAGGCTGCTAAAGCTCCTGAAAAGTTCTCTTTGCGCACTGCTAAAATGGCCGACCAAGTAGCTCGGATGTCTCATGGAAACATCATTGCCGCACAAGCAATGGCTCAAGCTTGGGGTGTTCCTCAAGATATGATGCAGAAAGCTCTGTCGGCAAGAGCAGAGCATACAACACTCTCGAAACAAATGGAAAAAGTAGCAAAAGACGCTGAGGAAGCCAAAAAAGCTACCGCCGACTCAGACAAAGCGTTTATAAAGTCTCAGGAAACTTGGTCTTCAGGTATGGATCAATTTAAGAGAGGTATTACAACACTATACAAGAACTCACTACAACGATACGTCATCGGCCCAATAATGAACCTTTTGGGTTCAATCTTGGGAGCCATAGGTCGAGGCGCGTCCTTTTTAGGCAAACTTTCAGGAGTGCGAGGACTTGTAGGAATTTTCTCTTCCGCATTTGTTATACTAGGACAATTGGCAAGCGTCGCTAAGTCGATAGTAAGAGTGGGAAGCTACATATTCAAGGCTGGAAAAATGCTTGTAATGAGTGGCGAAAAATTTACTAGCTTTGGTCTAAAGCTCATGGAGTGGGGACAAAAAATAGAAGGTGTAGGCAAGTGGTTGTTTAAGCCCGTTGAAAAGATTTTTGGCAAGAGTCTTTGGAAATGGGCAGGAGAAGGATTGCTGAGAATTTTTACTAAAGTACTTCCAGACTTCATTGTAAAACTTATACCAACACTAGTGGAAAGCGCTATGGGGGCTCTAGCTTCTACGGTAGCTGAAGTTATTGGCGCATTTTTACTAGGCTGGGAGATAGGATCATTGATACAGAAATATATCATAGAGCCTTTTGGGGTATTTGAAAAAGCCATTGACTGGGCTTCTTCACATTTTACAAATGCGTTGATAAAACTAGGTGATTTCATAAATAAGATAACGCACTGGGGAGTTGACCAAAAAACTGGGGAGGTATCCTGGTTTAGAAAAGGGGGCTATGTCAATCCTGTCAATTGGTTTTTAGGAAAACCAGAGCCTCCTAGGAAAGCTGGCGGAGGAGTTATCGTAGGCGAGGCAGGAAAAGAGGCTATTACGCCAATAGGTGAGTTACTCCGAACCGCTAGAAACTCTGCGGCTATTACTGGAGAGGTTATAGCAGGCAAAGCTACTAAAGTAGGACTTCAACAGTTAGACGTGCAAACCCAAATGGCGGCGGATATACACAAGCTAGTTGAAAATTCTTCTTCTACTACTACAAGCGGAGCCAGTAAGCTCGTTTCTTGGGTAGGACACGCTGCAAGCGCCGTAGGAGGCGCAGTGAGCGCTGCTGCTGGGGCTGTAGGAAATGCAGTCAGTAGTGGCAACAAAATACTAGAAAATATGGCTGGAAGCCCAGGAGGAGGCGCTCCCCAAGATTTTAGTTTCTCAGTGGGCGAGACAGGTAAATTGGATTTGAAATCTTTCAAAGACAAAATAGCGCAAGTAGAATCTGGGGGCGTTTACGACAAGAGAAATAAAGACACAGACGCTCTAGGTAAATATCAGTTTGTACATAAAACCTTGGCTGATTTAACTGGCTGGCAACGAGAAAAAACTCCGAACGGTCAATTACGATTGCCAGAATCAGTAGCTTCCCAATTTTTGACTACGCCAAAATTACAAGAAGATGTCATGGACAAGTTCACTATGGAAAACTTAAACCAGTTGAAAAAGTCAGAAAGTGGGCGGGTTACAGAACAGTTGCTTGCCGCCGCTCACTTTTTAGGACCAAAGGGAGCACTAGATTGGATGCACGCGGGAGCCAATCCCAATTTTAACCCTACCGAAGGTACGGCTATACACAATGCCTCAGTAGGTAGGTACATTAAAGGTTTTAGTAACGCTGTGATAGCTGAACGAGGAGGATTTGCTGATCGTCCTACCCCTGCCATTTTTGGAGATGCTGGTCCAGAATTGATTATGCCCGTAAGGTCAATGATAAATGCTATGGTACGGGCGGTGGCGATAAGCAAATCACCAGATGTAATAACTTCAGCTAACGCGGCAGGAAACAATCTTCCTGCTATTGCTAGTAAACAGCTAGCTGTTCAAGAACAGATAAGAGACATACTAAAGAATCGTCTCCAAGGTCCAGGCGCTTCTAGTAATTCAGTTTCTAGTACACCTGGTGCGCAATCTTTGGCTAAAGCGTCTGCGATGTCCACTGGATTTGCTGTTAATTCTCCATTTAGTTCTCGATAGGGAGAGAACATGCCGCAGCCAGATAAAGTATTATTCAAAGAGAGTGGCGATACGTCAAACGGCTATATCACATTTTATTCTAATGGTCAAGCGTTTCAGGTCAATTTCCAAGGTATTCCTGAAGGCTTGTCTGATCGTCGCGCTGCAAACTATCACGAAACTAGCATTGCCAAAAGGATTGAGCCGCTGCTAGTTTACCAGAATACAGGATTTAGAACAGTTTCTTTCAATCTTAAGTTTGGTGTGTTATCCCAGTCAGACGCTTATGATATGCTAGTACTAGCAGCATTAGTGCGTCGGAGTGTTTTGCCTTCTGAAGCTGGATTACCAATGTATATTAGTCTAAATTTGGGTCCCTGGTTTGTAAGTCACGTGCCAACCATAAAAGATGGACGAGTGGTATTAGACAAGGACGAGTTTACCGAGGATGAGGGTGGCATGACTGCAATGGTGGCTAGCTATACTATCACCCCCAGTGCAGAAAGACTTAATCAGCCCACAAAAGGGTCTCTGTCATTAGAAGAGGACAATCCTGATCCTCAAGGATGGTCGGTCAAATGTCCAGCCTCTATCGAGCTTAATTTGGAACTCAAAATATTTTCTACAACCGTGTTTGGTACGGGCTCGTTCATCAATTCTGGAACCCCTGCACAGGTTGGTCAGTATGGAGCAGGAACTGACCAGGATAAGGCTTCTGTCATTCCTGGCCAAAAACCAATCCCTTCAGGAACAGCTCCGACCACACCTGAAGAGGCAGCTAAGGCGGAGGCTAACGCAAAGGCTGGGAACTCAAAGACAGGAGGAACACAAACCCCCTCTGATAGCTCTGCGCCTGCTCCCTCTGCCGAAGACATTGCTAAACTCCAGGCACAGGCAATGAAACAACCATATACTGGCGGTGTGGCAGGAGTAGAATCTTCGTTTGCTTCTGGTTTTGGAACTTCAACTAGCGGGGTGCCTGGTCCTCAAGTTACTAGTGCGGGTACTCCTGCTACTTCCGCGCCAGTACCTACAGCGCCAGCAGCAGGAAGCCCAAGTATTCCTCTTAGCCCTGTGCAACAAATTTACAATAACCAATAGGAGACTTTTCCTATGTCATCTTCATGGACTATGCGGCCAGCCCAGGCTTTTGGGGGTAAACAACTTCTGAATGTAATCAAGCTTCCTCCATTAACTAATATTCCGTTTTCATATCATTTAGTGACAGGTGATGAAGAGGGTCGATTGGATTTGATAGCTGCACGTGAATATGGAAATCCGTCTTACTTCTGGATTATAGCAATTTTCAATTCTATTACTGATCCGTTTAATGGTTTTTCTGCACAAGATCGACTTCTGATTCCAGCAATTTCCGTGTTTCTAGAACGCTGGTCGGCTAGTCAAAGGTAATGAGAGTGTAAAATGCCCGTACCCAAACCCACAGTTGAACCAAATCAGGCACACAGTATAGCTGCGTTTTCCAATTTTACAGAACTGACCCCAGAGCAACAGGATATTGAGGGCATCCACGATTACAATTATAGTTTTATACAGGCTATGATAAAGAACGGACAAGGACGTATACCTAGCCTTCCAGCAGTAGCATTGTGGGTGCGCTTTTCTTTGGTGTTTGGCACAGGAAACAATCAAACCATTTTTAACGTATATCCTAACGATCCATCTAAAAATATTATCATAAACTACGGTGTGTATGAAAACACGGAGGAAAGTAAAGTTAATCTTTCCTATTCCGTGGTCAAAAAACTGTGGCTCAAAGACAGATTCAACTTCCTTCGTCAAGTTGATGTACAATACGCAGCAGCCGAAGGTGGAGACGTAGTTCACGTTAATCTTTATGATCCTACGGGCTCTATTATAGAGGAGGCTGTTGTCAATAGTATATTAAAACAAACTTATACAGTTCAAGCGGGCTGCAATCTTGTTTTGGAATATGGTTGGCAAGACTCAAAAGAGGGCGTGTCTGATACTAGGCAATTGGCAGGAACAGGAATGACATACATATTATCGGGTTTAGATGTTACAGCGGATTATTTTGGTAATACTTACGTGCTGACATTTACTGATGTTGCAAGCACTTTGTTGAACACTCGTCCTCCAGGATTTACCAAAGATACTAGCTTGGGCAATGGCAGTAAGGATAAAATTAGTTTTCCTCAAGCATTAAAATTGTATGCTGAAAAAATGCTTGCCTGTAACAAGCTTGGTAAGACCAAAGTATACCTTTTGGTAGGTGGACCTCCTGTACCAAACAGTGCGGGTATAAATGAGGGTTCTTCCAATCTTTTGGGTTTGTCTAAGGAGGCTTGCGATAGTGGTGCGGGTTGGACAAAAGAAGAGAACCGCAAAGAACCAGCAAATTGGGGAGTAGGAGACCAAACCTTTATTGAGTGGCTAGATTCGCAGCTAAAAGAACTCTCTGACGATGCCAAGCATAAATACAAACGGGTGTTTGTACAGGCAGGACACACATTACCAGGAAAGCCTAGTGATTACTACTATTTTGATGGAACCTGGAAAACTCCACCTAGCCAAAGTTCTGGAGATAGATATTGGACAACTACTAATAATCCAGAGGGTGAAAATGTGTATGTTTGGATAACTAGAGACATATTAGCCGACATCGCTACCGCTAAAGATGAAGGAGGGAAGAAAGAAGACATGGAGGCTATTGGTTTGGATGAATCCTTAGCTCACATGATTGTACTTAAGAAATACAAATGGCTTAGCACAGATAAGAAAGATCCTCATAACACAATAATTCGTTTATCGGTTGACACTAGCAATGTGCTAGGTTGGTACCTTACTCGTTTAGACCCCCAAGATACGCTTTCGACTGACAACGCAACTAGCGAGGATGCAAAAAAGAAAACGACCGACGGACCTAAATTGGAGGGGGCTAACAGTAAAGCTTCGGATAACACCGACACTCCTGAAGCTGCGTATGAAAAAGACTGTACCGCAGGAGGAAAGAGCGTAAATAGTCCAGGTTCTGCCACCAATCCTGCCACACAAGGACAGCAAGGACCGGCTAAAGAAACTGGCATAGTAGAAGCTTCAGCGTCTATGATAGGTCTTAAATTGCAAGTAGAGGTGGTGGGCGATCCAGAGCTTAGAAAAGTGTTATATGGTTGTGTGCAGATAGATTTTGCTAATGAGGGAAACGTGCTATTGCCGTGGTTGAAAGGTACATATTCTGTTACTGCGCTTTCGGATTCTATTGCTGAAGGTATTTGGACATCTAGTATGAGCCTCATTAAGTTGGGAGGACTCAAACCTAACTCAAAGACAGCAGACGCCATGCGACAGGTGGCTACTCGAAGTACAGACATAAACAATGTTAGCACTGCCCCCCCAAGACCATTAGCGGGTATGTCTGTTTCGGGTGGACAAAGTTCTGGCGCTGGGGGTCTTAGTAACGTTCTTGTGCAGCTCGCTGCAGTAGTTAGGTCCGCAGCTTCAGCATCCGTCACGGCAGATTATCTTGACCAAGTTCCCGCTACACAGGATATATACAACACCTTTCGAGCCGTCACGGGCAATAGCGGTTCGGCAAGCGCACCAAGAAATCAAGATAGCGGCTTTCCTCTGAATCCAGCAACGTACGCTAATGGAGTTGCGGGTTTTAATTCAAGAGTAGGACCTTCTGCTACTTCTCCAGGAGGAGTAGCTACTGGAAGTACCGCAGCCAAGTCCCAAGCCTCGGCCTTTAGTCTGCAAAACAGTCTGGACATAGGTACACAAAATCTATATTCAGCTTTTGGCAGTTCCTATATTAACAAAATACCTAATTATGACGACAGGTTATTTGCCTCTCAAATGGCATTTAAGTACGGCATCAATTCTGTAAATCGCGTGTTTAATTCAATGTCGTTAACTACCGATCCAATAACGGGAAAGTATACTAACTACAGTCCTGATACCTTCTGGTCATTATATCAAAATGAAATAGCTAAGGTAGAATATGGTACATTCGGTCCTTATGACATCCGTATGCAAGGACTGAGCAATTACAAGACCGCGTTAGACAATTTGCGCAGTTCTTCTTAGACCTTCTTAGGAGACACGATGGGTATAGAGCCCCCTCATCCACAACCCGCAATTGCCCAAGAAGCAGTCGCCGCCTGGGGTAAAGGTAGTCAAACCAAGGCTTCTCCTGGTGTATTGTATCGTGGTGTTGTCATAAATAATGTAGACCCCGAAGGTCTTGGACGAGTAAAAGTGCTTATTGAGGCAATATCACAAAGAGAGAGCAAAAACAAAGATGATGGTATGTGGGCTTGGACATTAAATGTATTTGGTGGTGGTCAAGAGTCTGGAACAAGATATGGCGCTACATTTCCGTATCCAATAGGGTGTAAAGTATTTATCCTATTTTTACACAGTAGCACACTTTATGATAACCCCGTCGTTATTGGGGGTTGGTATCAGCAGGACAGAATTCCGCTTGAAGTATACGACAGAACAAAGCCACAGGACAAAATACCAAAAGCCTGGGGTTTTCGTACCCCAAAGGGACATTCGTTTTATCTTCGTGAAGAAGACGATGCGGAGGGCATTTATCTTGAGTCCAAGGGTGGCAGAAAGATAGTCATCTCTGATAAAAAAGACGAAGAGCGCATTGTAATGACCGGCAAGCAAGGTGGCACGATTGAATTGTTAGAAGGCAAAGATGGAGGTAAGATAAACCTTTTAACACAGGGAGGAAATAGTATACAGTTAGATGATGCAAAAGGCTCTTGCGTCATTACTACTGCCGAGTCAGTGAATATTGCTACAAAGAAATTTACAGTCACCGCTTCAGAAAATGCTAGTGTGGTATCCACAGGCAATACCACAGTAATAGCGCAAAAAGCTGCCGCTATTTACGGGGGCATTTCTACCGCAGTTGGCATTAAAGACCCAATTGCTGGTGCGCCGCCAATGTTGTTATTAGAAGGCTTCAATACTTTTTTGACAGTTCCAGGAACTCTTACTGAAACGATAGGGTTAGCACAGACGACGACCATAACTGGAGTGTTGACATTAACAGTGTCTGGTCTTACAACAATAACCACTTCAGACATATCACTGACCACTGGTGCGGTCACGGCAAAAGCGCCTACCGCAGAGATTACTTCCACCATAACAGTAATTGGTACTTTGTCTGTCAGCTGAGGACTCAAAATGTCTATGACTTTCAGTCTCGCCCCATTATTGACAGTATCAACAGATTATGACCCTCCTGTTCCTATGGAGAATGTCGTAAATTTGTTGGCTATTATTACGCTCATCTTAGAGTTGTTGAAATTGCTAAAAGACGTGTTAGATGTTATGAATGGTATGAATTTCGACGACACGCAATTGCCTATTCCTCAGTGTGCTCTTCCAGGATTGGGATATGATTTATCTAGGTTATCGAATGGAACGTTGTCTCCCTCCGCGATATCGGGTCTAGGAGTCTTGTCAAATCTACGTCCTGGAGACCTAATTGCAACAAATGCGATTTCTTCTATCAGCGGCGTTCCCTCTAATACATTAATCAGTTTGACGCAGGGAGATATCACTTTTACTGCCAACCCCTCTAGTAATGTAGGATTACCTATAGGAGGTGGCGCTAATTGTGGTCTTTCTTACGCTGATAATTCTGGTCTGTTAAAAACTCTTGAGGCGCTTGGAGAAATGGCAGATTTAGCTACGTTGATGCAAGAAATCAATACTGCCGCACAAGCGTCAAACGCGCTAGATATCACTCCCGCTCTAGTGGCTCAAGTACTGACAACTACGTCCACCTCATTCAAGGGGCAAAATGCAGAGATAGTTTACAATCGAATCTCCTCTCTTCAAGGTTCCTATGGTATGCCATTAGGGGAGTTGGTTTCTCGATTGGGCAATGCTGGTGACATAAGATTAGGCAATATTCCGATTTCTATTTTTCAAGCTGTTGGTATTTCTGACGCCGCAAATCTAGCTAAGAATGTTATGAATCAAGTGTCTTCTCAATCCGATGGACTACAAAAAAGGGCTTCGATGGCACAAAGTTTGGATCCAGATAAATTACAGTCTTTGTCGGCAGGAATATACTCTATAGCACACATTCAAGCTCGGCAGGCTAGACTTCGTATTTGGTTATCACAAATTTTGAGCCTTTTTGGTGGGCAGTTTGGTACTGGAACTAATCTTTCTATCGATTTAGGTAGCAGTAACAGTCCTTTCAACAGTGGGTGCGCGTAGGACATAACTCATGTCAGTTCAAATAGATTTTCCTATACAAAAAGGCATTGCTGGCTATTTCAAAATAGCTTCGGAGCAAAACTCTATACAAGGTCGTCTCATACAATTGCTATTGACTAGAAAAGGCGAGCGAGTAATGTTGCCCTATTTTGGAGTTGGGGTACACGACTTTTTGTTTGACCCGCTAGATACTACTTCCCTCACTAATCTTAAGTCCGCGATAGTGGAACAGATGTCAGTGTTTGAGCCGTTGTTACAGGTGTTATCAATATCCGCGTATGTAGATAACAACGCCAAACCTCCAGTATGTCATATTTTGATGTCGATTAAAGACAGAAAAACACAAAATGAGTATCCGTTTGACTTTGCCGTGAAATTCAAAAAACCGCTTTTAGGATGAAGGGACCTAAACTATGTCTACTACCGCCAAACCCACTTCTTGTTTGCCTCCTGTAACCGCTATCGCTTTGGGTTTTACTAAGCGGCTGCGCTCTCTACCAGATTATTCGTTGCAATATGATTTCAATACTGTTCGGGCATTGCTTGTGCAATTCATCAGCCAGAATTATCCTGATTGGACGGACTTCTTGGAGAGTTCATCAGGCATGATGTTGTTGGAACTGATTGCGTATACCGCATGTATGTTAGCTTTTCGCAGCGATTTTCAAAGAGCGCAAGGGTATCTAGACTCAGTAACTGATACAGAAACGTTGACTCGCATGATGCTATTGGTTGGGGAAAAACTTATTACCCCATCACCCACATTTCTGTATCAAGTGGACCCACTAACCAAATATATCAATATGCGTATGACTCGCACAGATAACGTATTGACTTCGGATGTGTACATCACTCCTGGTGAGAGAGTGGACGTGGCAACTGAGTTGGGTACTGCGTCATTTGAATTGTTTGAACTAACTGATGACTACATTCCTAAATATATAGACGCTGTAGGCGGCTCCAAGTTTTTAGCTATCAATAACAATGCTGTAAACTCCGACCCTCCCGCTAATCAGCTATACAATCCACCAGCAAGACCTTGGATACTTGTCGAAGGTGTGTCACACATAGAAACCTTCGTATCTAATGGTAGCGCCGACCAGTTATTCTCTCTAGCCTATTTTCCTATTCTTACCGATTATGCTAACGGAGGATTTAGAGCGTCAGTACAACTTATTTCTCGTGATGGCTCTGTTGTAGACAATGCCTGGACTGAAGTAGCTACTTTGTCTAGCAGTGGACCGTATGACAAAAACTATGAAATGGAATGGGACGGGAATTTTAGAGCTTCTATTAAATTTGGTAATGGTGTGTTTGGAGCCATCCCCCCTCAGAACTACTTTATTAGGGTGTATTATCGTACTTCGCCCAATAGCGCAAAGAAAATTTCATCTAGCAGCATTAATCTGCCTATTTCAGCGTATACCACTCAGTCCGCACCTACCACAGTCATGCTGACAAACTTTGCTGCATCTATTGGAGGAGGTAACGGAGATAATTTGGCTACAATCAAAGCCCTGTTACCTGCTAGAATCCGAAGACAAGGACGATTAGTGTCTGGAGAAGATTTTGCTTCATACGCCTCTGAATTTCCAGGAATAGCTAAGGCACAAGCCGAGCTACTGAATAATGATGCAACTGGCAACCTAGTTCGTTTAAGAATCATGGAATACACTTTGACAGCAGAAGGTTATGCTAGACCGTTTTATGGGGTAAATCAAACCATTCTTAACCAAGGTCTTCCCTTTTATACTGTGACCAAGACTACTTACTATGCTAATAGACAAGCAACAGTAGTAGAGTTCGAGGAAAATATCAGTACTATAGCAAGTAGCCTGTCTGGGGGTTATACTGGTTTGCTCTCGGTGAATGGCATTAGTCGTGTTTGTTCTCGTTTGCCCTCAGATCTTGCGTCTGTTCACAATCAATACTATTCAGTATACATTGCGGATGACGATGCCACAAGCTTATTTCCTATAGGTGCTACTGTTGGACTTTCTTTGCTAAATGGGTTTACCAACGTGCCCGCTGGAATGGCAGTTAAATTAACTACTTCCACGGGACAGCCATTTAATGTGGAAGGTCCAGGTGTTTATAGTCCCCTATGGCCTGGTATGGATTCTCAGATAGCGTTGTTACAGATTGACGATGAATTTATAGAAGCTCAAGTAGAACCAGACTATCCTTCTGCTGGTTCTTCAAGTTTTACGTATTATACCTCTCAATCCAATACAGGAGGACAGCAACCTTTCTGTGGCTTGAATATCGTTTCTCGTGGAAAATATGGCACACAGGTAACGTCACACATGAAAGATAGTCGAGTGTATTTAGGCGGAGTGAGACCCGACCTGTATCGGGCAATAAATACATACAAAGTGGAGCCTTGCGAATTGCTCATTCTCGAAGGCAAAATTATTCCCATCTATATTTTATTGACCGTGCGCTCTGACTCATCTGCCTCTGCCTCGGTAGCAAATCTTATCATAAATGCCCTCGAATCTTATTTCAACTTTACTAATCAGACTTGGGGATTTGGTATGCCGCTGAGAATATCACCCATACTCAGTACAGTACAGGCTATCCCAGGCATCGCTTCCGTTGAGTTTTCACATGCTACACAATATGTAGTTAATAATACGGACCCAACTCAGGCCAATTATGTACCGTTAGTGATAGACAAAGACATAACGGGAGTACCTAATGACTCTGTGTTAGGTTTACTTCCTTTTTCAAATGCTATTGGTACTATATCTACGCAGGTTAACACTAACAGTATGCCGTTCTTGTTGGGGGAAGACGTGTTACCTCAGCCAGTTGATAGCATTTCTTTAGCTACAAATGCTGGCAGTGATTTTAGTTTGCTACCTCCTTCTGGTGTAATAAAAATTGCGGGAGAATTTATTGCATATCAGAATAGAGACTGCCAGACTTTGTGGGGAATAACTCGAAACCTATTTTCTAACTCTACTACTTATGCAGCCTATGGTAAGTCTCAAAACTTAACTGTAAGTTTGGCTCCCAATATCATAATCAAAGTAATTCCTTCTTCGGATTAAGGTATAGCAAAAATGAGCAGTCCTCTGACTCCTGCCAATTCCATCAATCTTAAGTACGAGGCACAGTACTTAAATATGCGTGTGGTGTACCACAAAGACGCAATGGTAGGATTGGGACTGGTCGAGCATCCTATTTCTAAGCAACTCATTAACCCGTTTGACATTTTACCTTGGGAAGGGTATATCAAAATAGAAGACGAGGAGATGTACTATCAATTTGATAAGCTAGTGATGCAGGAGACAGACGCCGATTCTTATCACCCAGCTATCTATGATTATGCGAGTGCTCCTACTGCTCTTACAAAAGATTTGCCTTTTGTACCTACCGCGTATGTACGTGTATTGCGTTGGGATATCCCCACTGTTTCTACTACTGCCGCAGTAAATTACAACGATACTGTTGTGTTTGTTAACTCGACAGACAGACTACCTAAATCTTTTGTTGGTCTGCTAGGTTCAGAGGTAGCTAGGTTTGATATTATTGATAGAGAACGATTGCGAATGGTTTATCCTAATTACGACGCAGGAGATTCAGTACCGTTACCGGACTGGACTTCGTATGTAGCTCTTGACCCCACTCTTTATACTGCAGTGCACACTACGTTGCCTGATGGAACACCTGTATTTAGACGTACTTGGGCAGCAGGTACCCCGCTATTTGTGCTGTCGTATGGACCTGGCTTTTCGCCTTTTACAAATCCTTCTCCGCTCACTACACCAGTGTTGAATAATTCCAATGCTTTTTTTAGTAGAGCGTTAGGTATAGCTGACAAATTCAGTAGAAGACTGTATGCGTATGTACCACAAGTGTATTGGGATTTTGACTCCTCTCAAACACTCAAAAAATACATGGATTCTATTGCACCATTTTTTAGATACCTCGAAGAGGATTTGGATTTGCAAGCAGATATGGATTATGCTAAAGCGAAGGCGGCTTGGCTACCCTATATGTTGCGAAATTTAGGTTGGGAAACAAAGACAGATAATCCTGATTTTTGGAGATGGCAAGTACGTTATGCTTTTACTCTTTTCAAGAGAAAAGGCATAGTACGTGACTTGCGCTCTTTGCTAAAACTTCTCTATTTTAGCTTTGAATATTATGAAAAATGGCGAAATGAAAATGGAGATTTAATAGACTACGCTCCTGAATATATTGATTACAACGCACTTACCAACTCTGATTGGCAATACTATCAAACTTCTGACAAAGGTACGCATGGCAAAGCTTTTTCTAATGGAGCTTTCAGATTGTCATCTGCAGAAAATCCTAGCTGGCCGAATAGTCCTATATTTAATCCCTCCCCAGAGATATGGAATGGCCCTTGGAATGTGATACAAGATTTATCGAAAACTTGGGAAGATCACATTTTACCAGGAATAGACGTTGCGGAACTAGCTCAAATAGATACGTCTTCTTTGGGTAGCTCTATCCCCGTCTTTACTAATAGCACTGAGAAGATTCCTGTCAATGTCACTTCTAGCTCTTCAGTATTTTATTACCAAGACGGCGCGGGAAATAAAGCGCGGGTGCTTGATGTGATTGGCAACCGAATTAGTTCTGCGCCTGATTATGCTTATCGAAACTCTTTAATCTTAGACACCTATTATTCCGCGCTTAATGATCCTAATTCGCCTAGCGTCAAGTTGGCCACTGCTATTTGGTATCCTATTTCTGGGCATGGAATTACTGTAACAAGAGTAGGCAATTCCGACACCATTACCGTGCAAATACCTTCCGATTTATTGTATCCATCAGAGAATTGGCCAGCAACGGGGATGTTCCCGTTAGCTACTACTAGCATAAACTCGGATAGCAATGAATTTGCATTCTCAGATAAACACCTTACTGCCGTAGAATTTTCTGCTGGAGTGGCGTCATTTTATTTTGAGGATGCGGTAAAAGCAGCTTCTCTTACTTCTACAACGTTAGTATCGGGTCGTGTGTGGCTATCATTAAC